TCTTACAAGGGCAAATTTAGCAGAAGTAAGGAAAATGATTGATGATTTAGTGGCAAGAGGCGCTAAATTACCAGGTATGGATACAGATAATGGGCGTGGGAACCGGTCAAAACGGGTAGTTTTTAGGGATTAGGAGACTGAAATGGCGAGAAAAAACAAGAAATTTAACGCTAAAATAGGCACTCCGAGGGCTAAAAATAGCGGATATAGTGAGGGCGGGGCCTCTCATAATAACAAGTCATTGAAGGGATATAACCCTAGAAAACTGGGTTATAAGGCTGATATTGGTGCAAATCTATCAACTTTGCGTGATAGATCTGCAGATTTAGCCATCAATACACCAGTCGGAACAGCTGCAATTAACACGAGTACGACTCATACAGTTGGTGCAGGCCTCAATGTGTTCCCTAGACCTAAGTTTCAAATCTTGGGAATCAGTGCAGAGGAAGCTAGAGCATGGGCTCGTAAGGTTCGCGCTGAGTTTGACTTGTGGGCTGAATCAAAAGACTGTGATATTTATCGCAAAAATAATTTATACGATATGCAAAGCATCGCATATCAAGGATATCTTACAGATGGTGATAGTTTCGCCGTATTCAGACGTAAGCCAACTACACCAGATATGCCGTATACGTTGCGCCTTCAATTAATTGAAGGTAATCGTGTAAGTAATCCGCTTACTGATTCCACATATGTTACAGGTGACCCATCTGGTGTTGAAGCGCTTAACCCAAATAATGGGAACCGCATATTGAATGGTATAGAAATTGATACTGATGGCGCTATTGTAGCCTACTGGGTATCCAATCAAGTACCTGGCGAACCAATTACAAGTGTATTAACTACATGGGCAAGGGTTGAAGCATATGGCAAACGTACAAGTATTCCGAATGTACTGCAAATTAGTAATGATACTAGACCAGAGCAGTACAGAGGGGTGCCTTATTTAGCTCCAGTTATTGAAACGCTAAAGCAAGTGTATCGATACACAAATGCAGAACTTACATCGGCCATTATTAAATCGTACTTTGCACTATTCTTTACGGAAGCCGTGACTAACTCTGGTTCATTAAATGATATGTTGGCCGACAATGGTGTTGATGATCCAACGGAACCAGTAGTCGATGTATCAGAATACAATTTAGGACCTGGCACATTAAATGCCTTACCTAAAGGTGTGGATGTAAAAAGTGTTGATGCTTCCAATGCTCAATCTACTTTTGAAGTATTTAGTACCCAACTCATCAAACAAGTAGGTGCTGCACTTAACCAGCCTTACGAAGTATTGATGAAGAACTTTAACTCTTCGTATTCTGCAAGCCGTGCAGCAATGTTACAGGCTTGGGAAGAATATAAACTACGTCGCAAGTGGTTCGCTCGTGACTTCTGCCAACCAATCTATGAGGTATGGTTAATGGAAGCAGTAGCGAACGGCCGAATTGAAGCGCCTGGTTTCTTTGATGATCCATTAATTCGAAAAGCATGGTGCAATGCTGATTGACTTGGGCCTACTATGTCAATCCTTGACCCTGTTAAGGATATGAATGGTAGTACACTTCGAGTTGAGAATGGAGTTTCCACTCGTGAACGCGAAGCTGCCGAAATGACAGGAACAGACCTTGAAGAAAATATTGCTTGTTCTGGCAGTTCTCTTCATCATCATTCTTGCACCAATCACCATGCCATTGATGTTCCTAGGAGGATGCTTTGGTATTTGGCGCTTCTCTAAACGAAAACCGAATATTCGAAAGCGCAATATCGCCATTGCTGTCACTATTGTCGGAATACTAGGAACCTATGCAGTAGGGAAGTTAACTCCTGATGTTATTAAAGAGCAGACAGAACAAAGTCAGGTAACAAAATTTACATCTAATAGTTCCTCGACTAGCTCATCGTCATCACAAACTAGTAGCTCTACAGCATCTAGCAGTAAAAAAGAAAAAGAAAAACAAGAGAAAGAACGTAAAGAAAAAGAGCTAAAGGAAGCTCAGAAACAAAAGCAGGAAGAAGAGAAAAAAGCTCGCGAGGAACAAGCACGTAAAGAAGCAGAGACTAAGAAAATTGTTGAAGAAGCCAATCAGGCTGTCCAACAGCTTGAAAATAATCAGGTCGCAGACAATATTTCTCCGGCACAGGTAGCGGTCGAACGCGTTGCAGATCCAACTACAAAATCTAACTTGACGGATCGCATTGGACGAGTGCAAAATGCAATTAACCAACGGGCTGAAGAAGCACGCCTTGCAGAGGAAGCACGCCAAGAAACTGCAAGACTGGCAGCAGAACAGCAACAAACAAGAACTGTTTATGTCGCTCGAAACGGAACTGCAGATGTATATTGGTATAGTATGGAGAATATGCCATCAAATACACGTTTTGATAGAGTCGTGTCAATGACTGAAGCTGATGCCATTGCCTCTGGAAAAAGACACACAAGTAAAGAATAATATAAAAAAATGCACAAGAAAAATTTTCCCTTTATCTATTTCGTCCTCAAGGCAATATGTATATGCTTAACCACTTCGCGACACCATTTAATTATTGTCGGATACAGATGATCTGATTATTGCCTTTAGCGAAGAGGTTGG